AGGCAATCTAATGAGCTACTACACTAAAAAGCGAAAGCAACGGGAAGAGATCAAAAGCGCATTGATGGTCTTGGCTGTATCTGTACCATTGGTGATGTTCGCCTATATTGTTCAATTAACACTAATAAATTAAGGGGCCAGCCAATGAATAAATCAGACAAGAAAGAGATCCATAGAGCCATCAACGAATTATACCTTGATCGAGTGACTGAGAAGGCCGCTATGAAGTATCTAGCCGAGAAGGAGATGAATAAACGCGAGATGAATAGGATCAACATAGAGACGGCCTATATCGCCTTATCAGTCGCAGCGGTATTTGCTTTGATATGGATCGGAGTTAAGTAGCGATATCAAGAGCATTCGAGAGAGTGCTCTTTTTTATACCTATTCAATAACCTAAAGGGAACACCGCAATGAATAAGACAGCCATTAAGAACATGATCGAAGACGGATACTGCCGCATGCAAAGGTTTGATAATATCGATTGGAGGCCCTACCGAGAAGAAATGTATCAGTCGGAGCTGAAAAGCGAACGACAGCATAGAGACAATAGTCCAGAAAATTACACGGCCGCATTCGGTAACCCCGCGTCATTGTCCGCTAAATACTTCGTGATCAAGTTTTTTGGTCAAGCGTTAGAATCAACTAACATGCGCCCTAGTGACATCTTACACTGTCGCCCATCCTCGCTAATGGCTAAAGGTCTGGCATATCAGTGGCCAGAATATGCCGCTAAAGCTTTTTCCGGTTTCGACTGGGATACGTTTAATAAATTAGACTACGAACTATGCGGCATAGTATTTAATGACGAGGTGACACAATGAATTATCGAGCATTAATGGGCGTACAGTTAATAGATTTTTATATGGACTGGTTCAATAATTATCTGACAGTGGAAAAAATAGCGGAGCATCACGGAATTGGTGTGGACGATGCAGAAGCATTGATTAAAATGGGGCGATACATGCACCAAAGACACGTTGAAACGATGAATAGTGGGGTGGAATAATGAAATACAGATTACAGGTAGATTTTGAAGATGTTGGAACAGGTTTAGAATTTGAAAAAAATGGTAACCTGTGGGTTAAACAATCCACGCGCACCGCTAAGATAATTAAACCTGTGGAATATTCTAACGTATGGTTTTATTTTAGCAAGCGAGAAAAGATCAACGTAAGTGAATGGGCGGAATAAAACATATACAGGCGCTTGCTTATAGATTCTCAGACGAACATGGCTTCAAATATAGCCATATAACCTGCTATAAGGGCCAAAAGTAATACACTACAATCGCCGCAAAATTATCGACCCCATATTATAAGGAAGTTTAGCAGTTTTTGAGATTGCCGCTTTAATAGTGGTAATTTTTAAACCTACTAACCAAAAAAAGGGAAACCCATGAATAAAGAATATACGATAAACATGCACCAATTACAGGCTGAAGTGGATCGATTAGCTACAATTGTTGATTATTACCGCGCAGAAGCTGGCCATATTACCCCGAAAAATGGCGCGCTCATACTTTTGTTAATAGAGCGCGCATTGTGCGACACTTTAGGAGATTTGAACGGCTGGTCTGATATGTCGGAATCTACTGCAGAACTATTAAACGAGCATTACAACCACTTAAAAGAGGCTAAAGCCGAAACCCTAAGTCTATGCCCATCGCTGGAGCTTTAATTATGTTTTATAACTGCGAAGATCCTAACCGTACCGATCCGCCGGAAGAATTTAACCCTTTCAAACGCTTCCTTGATCGCCTCACAGAGCCTGAACATAGATACAAGGATAAACCCGAAGATTATCTACCAATGTCCGCTAATGAACTAGAGGCCGCAAAAGAGCAGGCTCTAGAGAACGACCGGCTTTTGGTGTTGGCGCTGGAAAGAATCAACAATCAGCACAATAAAGGCCTCCACAGAACCAAATAAACCCCATGCAAAACCGCAACCGCCCCTTAATTGGGGTTTTTTGCGTGAACCAAATAAAAGGAAATACCAAATGAAATACGCCAACCTATACAGTCACACCGATATCCATCCACACGAAATAACGCGCACCATCTCCCCAAAATGCTTAGAAATTCGCCCAATGCAATGCAAAAAGGATCTGTCTATTGATCTAGTATTCGAGGCCGGTGGCTTTTTTGGGCATTGTGCTAACCAGAACCACCAAGAATGGACGATTAGCAGTAATCCGGCGGGTAGAGTGTTCAGCATTCGGTTAGGGTCGAAGGGATGGAAATCTGCAAATGGTGAGCGGTTCCAACTATCCGAAAAGCCGCGCCGGTTTTATGACTTCAATTTCTAGCGCAAAAATACCGAAAAAGTAAAACTGCCAAATGGGCAGAAACCCCAATTTCCCTGGATTTTTGGGCTATTTTTGGGTGCAAGTCTCACTTTGCCTGAATTTCGAGCCATTTTCTGGGAAATTTCGACATTCTGGCCGATTTGGGCAGGTGTACGGGTTGCGTCATTAGGTGTACGGGTTGCGTAATTTTCTAGGTGTACGGGTTGCGTCATCAGGTGTACGGGTTAGCGTACGGGTTTTTCCAAAGTGTACGGGTTGCGCCATTTTACAAGTGTAGGGGTTGCGTGATTTAAAATAAGTGTACGGGTTAGTAAATTTAAGTTGTTAATGTATTAAAAATAATGTTTAATGTGCTCATATTCAAAAACAAAGGGAAAGAATAATGAAAAGACTTATAGATGACAAAGAAGCAACAGTGGCGCGCCTGCATGAGCTGTATGGTAGAAATGCTTTCGGAGAAGTACGGTTTGACAAGTGTATTGAGGAGCTATATGCGCCTATTCCTAATTGGAAAGACAAGTTGAACCCAGAAGATACTAAAACTTGGGTGTTGTGTTTTGTCAGTGACTATAGCCCCACATGTCGGGAGGATACCGCATGGGTTACACATTGCAGGTCTGGATACCCCTTTCCATTTACCACCGTCCCTTGCGGGATATACAAGTACGCCACACCAATAGACCTTAACATTCGATATAGGGATGAAGTGTAATGAGTATACAAGAAGCGTTTGATAAGCACACTGCAACCATACCCAAGTTAGATGCAGGTATGTTCCTAAGAGGAGAAAAGGACTGCCTTGATGGTGTAGCGCATGAAGATGGGAAAGGTAACGATTACGATAGGGGCTATGCTGCCCGATATGAAATGGAACAATTACTAGGGGAAATACGATGAATTCAAGCAGTGAAATTAACGATTTAGCTTCTGCACTATGCAAAGCTCAAGCACAAATGGGGGGAGCAGTCAAAGATTCGGCTAATCCTTTCTTTAAATCTAACTATGCCGACCTTACCTCGATTATTAAGGCTATTAAACAGCCTTTTTCGGACAATGGGCTTAGTTATACCCAGTTTCCGATCAACGATGAGTCATGTGTAGGGGTTGTTACCATGCTTATGCACACTTCTGGTCAGTGGTTGCAGCAAGAATACGTTTTACCTTTAGTGAAGCGTGACCCACAGGCTGCTGGCTCGGCTATAACGTACGCAAGACGGTACGCTTTACAATCAATGGCAGGAATTCCTACCGCAGATGACGATGCAGAAGCTGCAATGATGCGCGGTGAGGACATTACTCGCAAGATTACATCAGAGCAGGCAGAAGCAGTTAAAGAGCTACTGGAAGTGACTGAAAGTGACGTTGAAAAGTTCTGCAAGGTGTTTAAATGTTCTGCTGTTGACCAGATGCAAGTGCAGCACTATGAGCGCGCAATGTCAGCTTTGCGAAGTAAGATCAAGTGATTATCTTAGAAATGGAACAGGGAAGTGATGAGTGGTTGGCTGCACGTTTGGGCCGGCCATCAGCAAGCATGTTCTCTAAACTTATTACGACTAAGGGCAAGTCATCTACTCAGGCCGGTGGATACATTAACAAACTGGCAGGAGAGCGTCTTTCTGGCGAGTCTGAAGCGTTTTACACTAATGAGCATATGGTTAGAGGCACTGAGCTTGAACCTGAAGCCAGAGAAGCCTACGAGTTTATTTCTGGTAACGATGTTCTTGAGGTTGGGTTTGTCGTAGACCCCAGCTTTGAGTATGGCTGCTCTCCAGATGGTCTGATTGGGACTGATGGCGGAATAGAGATTAAATGCCCAGCAGCTACTACGATGATGAAGTATTACCAAGACAGTGAAGAGTTAGTTAAAGCTTACTACCAGCAGATACAGGGCTGTATGTGGGTTACTAAGAGGGACTGGTGGGATGCATTTGCCTATCACCCTAAGATGAAGCATGTCCTTGTGCGGGTTCCGCGTGACGATGCGTTTATAGCAAAGTTGGCAGTTGAAGTTGAAGCCGCCGTAATTGAAATTAAAAACCAAGTGGAGCAATACAAATGAAATTAGGTATCGGAATTAATATTGACGTTTTAAAGATGGATAAGTCACGACTGCGCGAGTGGATTAACCCAAATACTCAAGAGCGAAAGCTGTTTCTTGACTTGACTACTTTTATCGACACCGCAGTAGAAGATAAGTATGGCAAGCATGGCTTTATCGCACAAGAGTTAAGCAAGGAAGAGCGAGATGCGGGTGCAGAAAAAACCCCAATACTAGGCAACTGCAAGGTTTTCTATACTGATGGTGGTCAGGCTCAGTATCAACAGCCTGCTCAGTTATCTCAGGCTCCAGCAAATGCGGGATTCTCTACAGCAGATATTGATGATGACCTACCATTTTGATCTAAAAACCCCCCCTTTCAGGGGGGAAACTAGGAGAGTGCAAAGCAGGGGAATACCTTGCTTCATTAGATTACCATAGGATAGGAAAATGACAAAACCAAATCTAGGCAGATGCCTAAAAATAGCTCAAGTAAAGTATGACATTAACACCGCTAGACTAGCTGAAAAGCTTATGACATCCCCGCAGGTAGCGTCCAGACTGCGAATGATGCCCGACATGAAGTATTACACGCTGTTAAGGCTGTGTGAGATCTTTAAGATTGAACCAAGTGAATTTATTAAGCTAGAAACTAGAGACAGTTAAAAGAAAACCCCCTTTTACGGGGGCTTTACATTGCTCACTGATGGAGCGTATACTTCTTGTGCGAAGAAGAAGAAAGGCAATTATAGCTATGCACTCATATAGCGTCAACACCCCTCCTTTCTTCATATCGCAAACAATGTTTGGGCTTTAGGCTGTCGGTTCCTTAAATTAAACGTCAGATACAGGGTTGACCCTCCCTACAGAGCCTCACGGTTGAATCGGTTTTTAGCTGTGAATAGTTTGGATACACGATACAGACATTTGTTTAACCGCAGAGCTGCCTTGGCCCTTTGATCTTAAATTTACTTGCTTTTGCCTGTAAAAGGGTTAAATCATCTTGAATAAATATATATTGAAATGTATATCTTTTGAAACAATATATGTAAAAGCATATTTAATGAAACATAAAGCGAGGCTTTGCCGAGCATAGGAGATCGCAATGACGCAAGAAGAAAGAGTTATTGATTACTTATCAAAGAACTTAACGATCAACAGCATTCAGGCTTTAAACGAGCTGGGGATCTTCCGGTTAGCATCTAGGGTGAGCAACCTGAAGAAGCAAGGGCATAGCATAACCAGCCGAATGATTCCAGTAACTAACAGGCATGGCGAGAAATGCCATGTTTCTGAATACAGTCTTGGTAAGATGTAGGGGAAACGTAAATGAAAACAGTAGAGCAATACAAAGAGTTATTAACCAAATTCGCTTATGACGGCAAAGGAAAGTTTTTCCATAAACTGTCTGCTGGTATTGGAAGCAAGGGCATTAGAGCTGGATGGGTGGGGCCGGATGGATACCGAATAATTAGGAACAGCAATATAGACTTTCTTGAGCATCATGTAGTTTTTTTCGCTCACAATGGCTATATACCACGGACTATTGATCACCTTAATAACAATAAGTCAGACAATAAGATCGAAAACCTACGCAGCCCCACATCAGCGAAAAGATCACGAGACAGAGGCATGTCTAAGACAAACACCAGTGGATTCAAGGGAGTTAGCTGGCATGCTGAATCGGGAAAGTGGACAGCTAGAGTTGGATTTGAAGGTAAAAGAATTTGGTGTGGGCATTTTGATGACAAGGCTGACGCTGTAGAAGCTGTAAGGAATAAGATGGAGTATCTGCGCCGCAAGTCTTTTAACCAAGGAGGTGTGATGTGAAGCTTAAGTCAGGAGAGGATTGGCACCCAACCGAAGAGATGATTGAGGGTTGGAAGTCAGCTTACAAAAAGGTTGATGTCGAGCAAGAGCTAAAGAAGATGTCAGTATGGTGCGAGGCTAACCCAGCAAAGAGAAAAACCAAGGCCGGATCAAATACATTCTGCAATAAATGGCTCTCAGCAGCAGAAAGTCAGGGCGGTAACTCAGGCGATGTCAGTAAATACAGGTCACAAAATGACCAGAAAAGACAGCCAGCATCCGACAGTATAAAAGCTAGGACTATAGAGATGGATATTGTTGACGTTGCGTGGATAGCCTGCCCTCAAGAGAAGCAGGCGCAGAGAGAATATTACAAGACTACAAGGGGATTCTACTTTGAAGGGGAGTTTAAGAATGTGTAAGGCAGTGTACAGAACCTTTAAATTAGGCAAGCCGCCAATACAATATATCTTTATTGGAAATCACGAAAGGCTCGTAACTGGAGCCAAATACACCATCCCTGAAATGTCTATTATTGTCGGCATACATGAGAAAACTATGCACAGCAGGATGAGAGGGAAAGTAGAGTTTACTAATGAAGAGGTTAAGCCAAAGCAGGATATGTTTGGCGGCAACAACCCAGCAAGAAAAGGCTTATATGACAGGCTTGAAACAAAAGATATGAAGCTTTCGGATAAGTGGATGAGGATAAAGCTATGAGCCAAGGCGATTACGTTAAGTTTAAGAACAGGCAAGAGGCTGAAAAGTATATGCCTTTACTGTTAAAGAGATTTGATGGCTGGGATTATTCAGTACCGCTGGTCTTGAGGCTTGA